GACGGCCTTGTACCACCGTCCCGCGGTCGTTCCCCCCGACCCGTCGCTCAGATAGCAAATATCCGAGGCGGAGAGGGATTCCCCGGCCGTACCCGAGACGTCTGAGTCCGTCGCGCTGCCGATCGGAGGAACCGCGGAGATTCCATCCACAGACCAAATCGGGCTAGCCGGCGGGTCGGTGTCCGTGGGGAGCGCGAAGACGAACTTGTACGAGACTCCAGGGGTGAGGAAGATCGTGCAGCGACCGGCCGAATCGAGGACGATCGGATTAGTGTTCGCGGCTGACAGTGCTGCGTCCGTGAAGGTATCGACCTTTGTCGCCGTTCCGGAGAGGTAGGTAAAAAGCTGGTAGGCGTTCGCCGGATCTCCGTTTGCGTCAAACAGTTGGTGCTTCGGAAACGGCGCTATTGTCCCGGTCGGCATCTAGTCTCCCTTGTGACAGTGTGAGGAACTGTCACCTTTCGCCTGCCTATCGCTAGACGGCCGGACGTCTCCGGGCGTACCTTCGCGGTTGGAGGCGGATATGGACGAGCATGAGGACGAGTATCCGACGCCGTGGGTTGCCATCATCGCGGGCGTTCTGGTGTGGGGCTGCCTTGAGCGCGCCGGATGGGGCCTGTTCGGCATGCTGGTGGCCATCGGCGTTGGTCGGGCCGCCCAGTACGCGTACAACCTCGCGGAGGAGTGGCGCACGGTCAATTCGTCCACAGGTTCTTTACCCAGGTCGTCTTCAATCCTTTTCTGGCGGCGACCCCGGCCTCGCCAGGAGTAAGCCCCTTCACCGGATTCCCCGCGTCGTCCAGTAGCAGCCAGATTTTCTCGCCCACTTTCGGATTCTGAGTGGCGATCTGCTTCCCGAAGGACATGAGCGCGTTATGACGCCCAGCCACCTGCGCGCCAGCCTGTCCCGCTGGCTCTAGGTGGACTAGCGTGACGTTCGGTCGCGCGTCGTCGTGGCGATAGCCGGGCGTCTTGCTGGCTACGCGGAACTTGCCGGCAACCAGCCATTCCTTTTCATTGGCGTATGCTCCCGGACTAGAGCCGACTTTTGTGGTATCGAATCCGCGGGCCTGTTTCGGGAATACGAAGATCACGTGTTCGGCGTGAGGCGACGCCTGGACAAAATCTCCAGCCTGCCGAATGTCTGACGAGGTTGATGTAATCTTGAAGTCTATTTCGGACCCGATCTTTAGTTCTTTGTTGTACGGCACTTGGTTTATTGAGCCCTTATAAAGCTCGCGTCCGGTTGGCCCGGCTTTTTCTATCGCCTCGCCAAGCACTGCGCGGTCTTCTGCGGATAGTGGATTCGTACCAAAATGACTGGCATTGCCTGTTACCTTCCTGTGCGCCAGGGCGTTCATTAATTCTTTTGTTGGCTTGACTCTGACTGCCCCCTCGGCAATTGGCGCAGATTTCCTGCCAAACGCCTCTCCGATGTCCAGGCCCGCCGCCTTCGCCGCCTCCTCCTGCCGCCCGCGCGTAACGATCTGCATTTCCGTTAGAGGCTTCGGCCCTTGGACGGGATCGGGCTTCGTGTATACCGTCGCTGGCTTAACGTTGCCTTTGTTGGGAATCGGTGCGAGCTTGCGGACAGCGGGCGCGGCCGTCTCTGCGGCCTCCGGTACCCATCCCATCTTTTGCAGGGCCGTGCGGGCCGCGTTTCGCTCTGCCGATGTGACCGATGCGGAGCGCGCGACCTTCAGGAGTGCAGCGGCGTCCGGCGCGGCTTCCGTGGCGGCCGTGCTAGCTGCGGTCTTTGCCGCCCGACCGGCAGCCCCGAACCCAGTCCCAGCCCCTATGAGGGCGCCTTCTACCGCGCCCCTGGTCACGTCTCCGCCGGTCAGAACCGCTTGTCCGGCCCCTACCGCGGCACCAGCGATGATGGGGCGCAGCCTGGAATTGGCCGCCCCTGTGAGAATGGCCTGCCCGCCTCGCATCATCGTCGGGGCGGTAGCCATCCCCGCATAGTTCGCGTATCCGCCGAGGATGTCTCCCGGCACCTCCCGCGTCTGCGCCTCGTTCATCATGGATTCCGGCTCCATGCGCGGATCCACTCCTATAGCGGGCGTGCGGAGTTCTTCGTTGAGACCTCCCGCGTCCTCGTCCTCGGCAACGACTCCGCCGTGCTGGGCGGCCAGCTTCGCGTAGTCCATCGCTTGAGCGCGGGGCGTGTGCGCGACCATCGGCCGCATGGATGCGAGGCTCGAATAGTCGGGCTCGTCCTCTTCAACAGAGGATCCGCCGAATTGCCGCGCCAGAGCGGCGTAGTCCACAGGCACTACCTGATCCCGGCCCGCTTTTTGAAGCCGTCGAGTTCGGCCGCGCTGCCGAAGCGATACGTCTTGCCGTCCGGCGCCTTGACCGAATACTGACCGTGGGTCGTCATTGGAGACAGGCCGGCGGCCTTGCGCTCACGCGGGGGCCGCGCACCGAACTTGGACGTGTCGTAGCCGGCATCAGACAGCGAGTCGAGTTGGTTCTGACGCTTCTGCTGAAGCGTGGCCCAAAGCCCATCGATCTTGGCCGCCACGACTTCCTGAGAATCGCTGATGGTCGGAAGAATCTTGGCGTACTTAGTCTCGTCCTCCTTACGAAGGACCCCGCCTTCCAGCCCCTTCCCGATGATCTGCTTTACGAGATTTATCGTGCCTTCCTTGGCCTTGGCATCGGCGCCCCAGCCGGTGAACTCCGTCACGACGTCGGGCACCATCGTGCCAACCTTCGCGCTCACTCCGGTCGCCTTGTTGCCGGTCAACTTTCCGGCCAGCGTATTGGCTTCGTCCAGAGCGGTGTCCAGTTCTGCGATTCTCCCGGCGTCTCCGGAGGTCACGGGCCGTCCCTGCTCGCGAGTGCTCGCCGGCCGCTTGCCGACCGCCTGGGACCTCGGGACGAGAACGGGATTGCCGTCCGGACCCATGATGGCGGTCAGCGCTCCGCCCTCTTCTTTCGGGGCCGCCGGCCGGGACGCGACAACGTTTCCCTTTCCGTCGTATCGAACGTCTCCGGGGCCGAGGTTGAACGGAGTCGGCTCCTTCGGCGCTTCAGGTACGTTAGCGATCGGCCTGCCGTCCGGCCCAAAGCGTGTTTGTCCAGGGCTCAGGGAGAAGCCTTCCGGCGCCTTCGTCTTGAACTTCTCCGCGATCTCCGGTGAAGCTCCGATGGTCATTTGGTCCAACAGCGGGCCAACCTGACTCCGGAACTGCTCCGCAAACTGAAACCTCGCCGCGGGGTCGTTTCCAAGGCGGGCGAACATGTCGTGAGCGCCTGCCACCATGCCCTCGTATTGGCGTGTGTCCATGCCTGCGGCTTTCGCCTGTTGCAGGAAAACCATCGTCGCGCCCAGACCACCATCCTCGCCGTTAAGAAAGCCCTTGGTCTGAAACGCCCCGACAGCGACTGCGTCTTTCGCGTGCTGGTCCGCTACGCGCCGAGCCTCCTTGCTCTTGGCCGCCGCTGCATGGAACTCCGCTATTCCCTTCTCGACTTGGGGGCGAAGTTCCGGAGAGACACGGCCGAGGATTGCCTTAACGTGGTCCTGGGCGGGATCTGGTACGTCAGACTCGGATCCGGGGACGGGCTTAGTAGCGGATGGGTATTGACCTTCCGACGTTGCGAGGTCAAGGGCCTGCTGCGCCTTGTTCTGCTCGCGTCTCTGGAAGTAGCCGCCCAATGCGTCTGCCACTCCGCCGACGGTATTGGCCCAATTGTTTCCCTTGAAGGCGTGGATGTCCGCTTGGTTCTGGCCGTTCTGCATGAGAATGTCCGCAACCGTCCCGCCGCGCGAGCCTCCGCCGCCATAGCCGAAAGACGGGGGACGGTCGTACCTCGGATCGAATCGCCTAGTAGGCATTTAGAACTCCGGCCAAAGCTCGCTCTTGTTGAACGAACTCACGTCCCCACCGAACTGCGGCTCTGGGTCCGGAGGCCCGGCGTATCCACCGCCCCCGCCTCCGGCGTGAGGGTTATTCCAGACCGTTCCCCGTCCGTACTGAGCCAAGGCCTTCTGAAGCTGGGCCTGCGCGCTCATCTGCCATCCGGCGAGCTGAGGAGCAAACTCGTCGTGTCTCCCCCGATACAGCCGGTCGAAGTTCTGAAGCGCTCGGTTGTAGACGTTCCCGTATTCCTGAGACGCGAAGTTCTGACCGTAATCAACGATGTCCTTCAGCGTTCCGCCGGTACGGAGAAGTCCCTTCGCAGCCGCCGACCGTTCAAGCGAGTTCTGGCCGCTCTGAAGTCGGAACTGATAGCCGGGCTCGTTCTGAGCGTCCGTCAGTGTCGGCGCGGAGAACTGCGGAGCGGTGAACTGAGGCAGCGGACCAAAGTCGTAGTTGGGGAAATCGTTGTAGTTGAAGCTTCCCCCGCCTCCACCTCCGCCTCCGCCGCCGCGAGGGTTGACCCCTTGGCTTGGCGCGCTATTGCCTCCGCCGATCACGGGACCATAGCCGCCAGTGCCGGGACCGTAAGGGTTCGGCGGGAGGGTCCTCGGGTCCACATACGGAAGCCCGCCAGGGCTCTGCTGGTCCTCGTCGTTGTATGGATCGTCAAACATGGCTAGACTCCCACCCCGTATTTCTTCCAGTCAGACCACGGACCAACGTCAGCAAGCGATCCGCCCTGTTGGGCGCCCATCATTCCGGCCATCTCGATCGGAGCCTGGGCGGGACCGGCGCTCACACTAGACGCAGCCGCGCCGCCACCACCGCCAGAGGGAGCCGCGCCGCCGCCGAAGTTCCGGGCTTCCCATGCGGCGTGACGCCTTTGGTAATCGCTCCAGGCGTCCTGATAGCGCTGATCCGAGACCGTGTCTCGGCTCTTCTGATAGCCGAGGGCGGCGTCGGCCGATCTCTGTTGCGCCTTCGAGGCGTTATTGGCGGACCTGTGCTGTAGGTATCCGCCAACGATCGATGCGGCGGCCGGAATCGCGACTGCCGCTATCGCAGGCATGACTGCTCCATCACTCGCTCCTTCGTTCTCACGATCTCTGCCGGCAGAATGAATGACTCGCACGGCATAGGAACCCCGCCGAAACGCCGGATAAGGTCTGTTACGTGCTCTGACGCCGACCCGGTTATCACCTTGTTCGTCCCCCACGACGCCGCGATGTCACGCATTCCCTTTAGAAGACGCTTGGTCACGCCGAACAATCCACGATGGGATGGCTTCACCCAAAGGCACTCCATGTGAACGACGCGCATCCCGACCCATGTCCCGACGATCTGGCCTTCGTCCTCCACGACTAGGACGCGGGAGTTCTCTGGATCCAATAGCGGCCACAGCGCTTCGGCTTCTGTGCCGTTGAGCCGAGACCATTCCTCGCGCGGAAGAATGCGAGAGATCACGCCGCCACCCGGAGCAGAGCCACATCGAGGCTGTACTGCATCTGTCCAGCCGTATCAGAGGCGTAGGTCGTCGCGTACGTGATCGGGGACGAAGCATCAGAGCGAATCGTGAGGCTCGGATTCGTGAGAACGGTCGTCACGGAGTTTCCAGTGAGCGCAGCAAACGAATGGCTTTGCGTGACTCCACCGTCCGTCCAGCCGATAGTGACGGTCAGGCTAGACGTAGCCGCTCCCGTCGTCGCCGGAGTCGTGATCCGCGCGTAGACATGGATTCCATAGACTCCCGCCGCCGCATTGCTCCCAGATACGTCCGTCGCGCCGATGTTCGCGCTCTGTCCGGTGACGCTGGAGATATCAATGCGGGTCGGACTGGCGGAAATGGTCTGTTGAATCTGGGAGAAGAACCTCTGCCACGTCTGCGTAAGGAATCCTTGCGAGTCTTGCGACTTCAGATACTCCAGAACCTCACGAAGCGTGAACCCGGCAAAGGCCTTCCGCGACGACGCGATGGGATCTCCCAGCGGGAGAGGAACCGGGTTGACGGGGATGATGGAGGCCACTTACTGACCCCGCCTTACGCCCCGTAGCGCCTTGGGGGTCTGCCCGAACTCAATCCCGGCTCCTACTATGCAGACGGCAACCGCAGCAGAGCCACGGACCCTGTAGGCCCTCCGGAAGGCACTTCCGAGCGGTTCCCAACACACTCGCCTGTCGTACTCTCCGACCCGACCCATGGAACGCCAATATTCCGCGCTCCAATTCGCCCCGCCGTCGTTGGAATACTGGAGCATGATTTGGGGATCCACGTCCGCCGCATCTCCGGAAGTCACTCCCACCCCGGTCTGCACGAATATCTCTAGCGATCTGTGAAAGAGCCTCTCCCCGCCGGAGGAGATCACCGGGGGCCGTCTCTCCCATACCACCGGACGAGAGTCCACGTCGGTGTGGACGTTTCGGTCTAGCTTGTAGATCGCCCCCGTCTGTGAATCGAGGAACCGGATCTCTCCGAAAGCCACGACAGGCCAGCGCGGACGATGGGCGGAGAAGTCATTGTTCTCTGTGATCCACGTGCCCCACTGGAGCCACTGACCCGTGGAAAGGTCGTAGCACCATGTAATGTCTTGCGAGGGGAAGTGGAGCCGATACATGACGTGTCCGTCGTAGTTGACAACCTCGCCTTGAGCGTCCGCCACAACGTCGTATGTGTTGAACGTGGCCTGAAGGGGAAGGGTCGAGATCACTTCCACTTGGAAGCCTGTCGTCTTGACGACGTAGTTCTTGCCAATCGCGGACTGCGCGAGCCAGAACAGCGTGCCGTCTCCAACGGCGAGAGAGAACGGCGCAGCGATGCCGTGCGGGATCTGGCCGGAAGGATCCGGGGCGAAGGGGTTGGAAGATCCTCCAGCGTTGTACCAGAACTCGGAGGTCAGTTCTCCGAGAAGAGGGACATAGGGGTTATTGATCGTCATGGCCTTCCACTGGTCGGAAGCCAGAGACCGTTGGAAGAAATCAGTTCCCGTAGTCCACGAGGAAAAGTCGTTCAGCGCGGAGAAGTAGACGGTTGAAGTTGTGTTGTCGAGGACGAGCCCGTAGCCGTCCTTGAAGCCGCACATCCTGGCCTTGCCGTTAAGCGCCGCGACCTGCGTGAGGACGTTCGTACCGAGGTCGTAGGAATAACCGTTAGAACCGGAGACAATGAGAAGCTGTCCCCCGCCGTCACCGTTGCTCCGGATCTGAGCAGGATTGGAGTCCGTTGCTACCGATCCGCGTACCGTGATAGTCGCGGAGTCGTCCACTTCGACCAGGGACGTTCCGATGACGTGGAACTCCCGCCCGCTCTCGCTGAAACTTCCGCGCCCCGGAGAAGACATCGCCGTGGCGAGCAACGTCATACCCGGAACGGAGTACATCACCTGCCGATCGTCGGCGCCGGGAGATTCCTGCTTCTCAACGATGAGATTGACAGTCCTCTCCTGATTCGCAATCCGCGCTTGCGCTTGGTTGTCGCCACCGACGAAGGCCGGATAGTTCATTCGTGCTGGATGTTGTAGCGCCCACTACCGGAGACGCCCGGAACGTCGGCACCGATACGAGTGAACTTCAGCCGGTGATTGGACCGCTTGACCTGAGCCAATGACTCCTGCGCCTGCCGAAGCAAGATCGGATTCGGGTCGCGGAGATACGACGGCATGAGTTCAACGGCGAGGTTCTTAATGAGCATCCGCCGATAGCCGGGAGGCAGCGCTACAGAGTCCGACGTAGCCGCGAACTCAGCAACGGGAGTCGGGGTATACATGGCGAACTCAAGGCCCGATCCGGTGGGAGTCGGCCACAGCGTGAGCGTCCCCAAGGGATAGGTCGGGTTGTAGTACCAAGAGGACGGGAGAGCGCTCGTCAAGGCCTTCGCAAAGATCCCCGCGTATTCGTCGTCCGTCATCTCGTGCAGGGGATACTCTTGGTCGGGGTCCGTGGCCGTATCAATCCAGTTGACGTGATCCACGTACACGGGCCAGTCGATCGCAACATCTCCGCCGGAGCCGATGGTGTAGGTACCGTCGCTCGCTACAATGGGCTCCGTGGTCCGCGTGATGGTGTGGATCTGGAACCGCTCGGCCTTCCACTGGTCGATGAGGGCATTGAGAGAACGGAGCGCCGCCGCCGCCTGACTAGCGGTCGGAGCTTCGCCCGCTCC